GCTACGGTAGCCGGGGGAAGACCAAGGTCTACATAGTAGTCGCCGGGATTTCTATCATAACGGGCATAGTCTCTTTCGTACTTCTTTCGTGCTTCGTCTTCTCTTGCCAGCCTCTCTTGTTCCGCCTTTTTCGCGGGATCATCATCCCCAAAAAACATATACCCGAGACCTGCGGCGGCTAATGTGGGGCCATAGGTTCGGAGCGGACCCGGTGTAAGATCTTGCGTAGCCAGTTTAAGCGCAGAGCTGAAAGTTAGCGTCCCAGAGGGGGCTGTAGCCATAAGTCTATTTGCTTCTTTAATTAGATCAGCAGACGTTGGTTTTCCCCCAGTAACAAAGTCACTCGCTGTTTTACCCCAACCCTTCAACGTGTCAACTATGCCTAGTTCCTTGCCCTCTTTCAGCTTTGCTGCCTTTGCTGCAGCGAGTTCCGCTTCGCTCATTCGTGCACGTAGGGAGTGTCTCAGTTGGTCGCTAAATCTTTGCTGCGAAGGCGGCACCTCCACCTTTGGTGGTTGAATAAATTTGCTAGGCAGTCGTCCTGCTGTCGGAGGCATGCTGGGACCCTGTGCTACGGATGGTAGTGGAATACGAGCTGAGGGGTTGGTCCCAATAGGAGGACCACCGCCGAATTGGCCCGCTGTACCACCTCTTGTTGCCATGTAATGACCCGCTCCACCGGGCACAGAAGGGGTTTGTGGAGGAGGCAACCGCATTGCGGTGGGTCGCGCAGGCCCCGCAACCGGTGCCCTACTAGGATAGTTCAGTCGATTATCCGGGGGACCAGCCATCTCAGATGGATATGCTCCCGTATAATCGGTTTTAATGTCCATATAGCTGGCACCAGGGTCTGCGCCATAAAGGCTGAAGCCGCCTGTTGGAGTCATCCCAAGGGATCTTCCGACACCGCCCGTGAAACCACCTTCGCCACCTATATTACCAATGCCACTCCAGACAGCCGCAGTCCCACCTGCTATGGCGGCGTTTCTGAGGGACTCCTTCCAACTTTTGCCCCCCACCAAGGAGCCTATTCCACCACCCAAGAAAGCGGCCCCGAACGAGCCCGGTCCAAACATGCTTCCTGCCGCAGCGCCGGGAACGCCGAAATAGGACAAGACGAGTGGAATAACATAAGGTGCGGCCTTTCTCACTCCCTGCCAGACGCTGCTAGCGGCTTTCTTGACACCGCGCCAGACGCTCGAAAAGAAGAATTCCGGCATTCCGGTCACAGGGTTGATGCTGTTGAGTTCGTTCCCCACGACGAACTCGTCGGGGTCCAGCCCCATCTCCCGCATCTGGTTGAACAACATGTCCTTGACCTTGGGATTGGCGTTCAGGACCTCCATGGGAACGACGGTCTCCCCCTCTGCCGCATGGACAAAGTAGATGTCACCATGGCGTCCGTACTCGGCCAGCTTCTGAGCCTGCTCGTGCATGGAACCAATGCCAATTGGCGCAAGTTCATGGTCCTCTGAAGCTTCCATGAAGGACATGATGCCATTGGTCAGGGGGGTGTGAGATTGTTGTAACATTATGAGATCTCCAGAACGCTCGCGAAAGCGTAGATCTTCGATGCCGTATCACAATTTAGAAGGAGCGTATCACTGGCTTCCAGTACGAAAGGCCCAGTGAGGGACGTGTCTGCGAGAGTTCCGATACTGTTCTTTTCCAGCGTAACCGTAACGGATGCGGAACTGTCGGTTATCTTCGGGTACACCACTATCGTACCCGTATGACTATTATACAAATTTATGTTTTTTACAATGGCTTCCGTGGCCGTGGGGCAGGTGTAAATGGTCACGTCACCCGTAGACCCTACCAGAACGGCAATGTTTTTATACGCAGAGGCCATTATTCCATAAACCAGCTAATTCCGTTTGTATCATCCTCGCCGCTCACCACCGCAGGTAGGTCGGTTTTCGTGAGCGCCATCTCAATATCCCTGAGAATACGAACGAAGGCGTCAACGTCATATTCCACAGGAGGCGTCGGCATACTGTGATCGAGAATCTTTACCACTACCTTCTCCCGTCCGGTCGGATATCAAGGCGTAGATCACCCAGCGTCCAGGCCAGATTCGTCTTGGAACTCTGGATTCTCAGGGAAGCCTGCCGCGCACGAGCCCGCAAAAAGGACTGTTGCGTGGTGCTTGTAACGGTGTTCGTGGAGTTAGTTGCCAGGGAGTCGCCAGGAAAATCACGCGTCTTGACGATGTAGTCCACCTCTCCCGAAGAGTCTCCGCTGGTGTCGGTGATGCTAATGTCCGGGATCAAGCGACTCAGGAACATGAAGTGATCCCCGTCCGGAGACAGGTCGAAATCCGCCGACTCGATGAAGGAGGTCATGGCAGAGCCGTCGTCATTCTGCCCGAGTTCGTGGATGTACACGAAATTCTCGCTGCTGACGGCCCCACAACCCCGTGGGTTGTTATGAATGCCGTAATCCACCCAAGCGGTCCTAGCGAGTGTCCCCAGATCCCAGGTGTTTTCCGTATAGTTGAACTTGACGTAGCGGTCGATCTCGGTGCTATCGGCGGTCGGATAGAACCAGAACACCTCGTCAAACATCCTGTTGGATGCCGCAAAACACTTGAAGTTCTGGTCGAGATTGATGTCGTCGAACACGTAGCGCAAAAGGGTGCAGGGAATCTCCTGCACACGGCCCGTGTAGACGTAGAAGTTCTCTCGGTCCATCCAGAACACCTTATCACCCACCGTGGTGACGGCATTCGGACCGAGGATCGAAACGTTATTCGCCAACATGGATATGCCGAACGTGAACGGCGGTCCCGTAAAGCGCATGGCATGAAGAGAGGTGTCGGTCCAGATAAGCATTTCCTGACGTGTTTTCTGAGCCGATATGATCTCGGAACCGGACGATATCCGTTGGGATCCTGCTGTGTTTGTCGCAGTTGGTGTCCAGTCAACAGGGTCTTCCTGATCCGACCAACGGACCATCAACAAATCCTGGGTGGTCTCGTTTATCGGATTGCAGCCAAAACAGACGACGTGGCGATCCGCACCCGATATCATAACTCTCCGCGTTATAGTGGGCGCACCAGAAGCCCCACTCTGCGAAGCAAGTGTAGTCGCTCGTGCTTTGAGACCAAGTGTCTGATCCCAGTAGTAGGGAGCCCCGTCTACAACATTGAAAATGAGGTCTTCGCCCCAGTTGTCTTGTGCATAAAGACGTATGTTGGAGCCCGTGCTGGCGGCAGTAGAGGCGGACTGTCCCCACCCGACAAAGGCATTCGCTTCCTTTACGACGGCGGCATCTGCATGTGACGCCGCAGTGGTTCCTTGTGTACCACGGGTAACGCCTGCATCAATCGTATTGCTTGATTTGCCGGTATATTGAAGGAGTTCGTCGTCAATAAGCACCAGACCAACGAAGGTGATGGTGGCTCCATCTGCATGTGCTGCCGGTGTCGTTGCACGTGTAAGATCACCGAATATGTTGGAGGCATTCGTCCCGTAACGAATTTTCTCACTATTGATTAGGAGGGTGCCCTCACTAGGGAAAGAACTGGAATCAGCCGCAGCTATGGAAGAACTGGAAACTGTGATAGCTCCGTCTGTCGTAGTCGAAGCCGTCTCGAAATCCGAAGCACTCGTTAATATGAACGACGTGTCTGAATCGCTTATCCCTCCGCTATCATTAAGGGATGTCTGGGAATAGGTTGACGTAAGACCGCTCCAGGCCCCTGCACCAAAGCCCGTTCCGACCACGACCGTGTCCAAACCCGTATTGATCTGGTATTCCGCAACGACCGAAGAGCCGCCGCCTGCCGTGGAACCGGAAGAAGCCGATCCATCAGTCGTGACGGTATAGCTGTTGGAATTAATGACCGTGATCTGATGTTCCGTATTGATCTGTGCAGCGGTAATACCGTCCGTAGCCGAAGCACCTGAAAACGTGACAAAATCATCAGTCACCGCGCCGTGGGAGCCCGCCGTTACGGTTAGTTCACCACTGCCAGCGGACCCTGTTTTGAGAGGATCGGAGCCGAGAGTCGTCGTGACCCGGACTGGGGTTATATCATTATAACCACCACCCTCTTCGACATAGAACTTGGCTTGTGTGCCAAGGCCCATGTACTTGGACCCATCGAGCGCGGCCCACACATGAAGAGACCTTCCAATCCCCGTTATCGTATTACTACTCAAACGCTCCCAGCCGCCCATCTTTTCGGGACGCCCTTTGCGGAAACGGATCAGGTCGGAATTATACCAACCGTTCTCGTCACCATAGGATGTCGTCTCGCGATTGACGCCAGGGGGGAAGAGGACCTTGGATAACGGCATTACGCAGCAACGTATGCTTTACCCGCTGTGACGGCCTTGGTGTAGGGCGTCTTCGATTTACTCGAAGCCGAATACCAGTCCTTGGCAGCCTGGATCTCAAGATGATCCGTGTTCCGCGTGACCATCAAATTGACCTCCTCGGCACTCCCGAACTGTTCCAACGCTTCGCTGTCATCGGCCACGGTGGCGTTGATTAACGTGACGCTGTCGTCCATTGCGGAAAAATGAGCAGCAATCTCTTCGGCAGTAGGTTCATCAGCCATTTAACATCTCCTTTGGCTTTTCGGTTTCGTCAGACAAACTCTGAATTAACGAATTCATGAACGATTCGGCCGCGACCGAGATCTGATCAAGCTGAAACTGGGCCGCTTGGCGCTTCTGCTGAAGATCTTGCACCTGCGCGATCCAGTATTTCTGCTGGTCCGTCAGATCGGACGGATCGTATTCGTTGCCGTCAATGCTGATGACGTTGGCTTCATTTTCAGGCACAGGTGTGCTCCTCTTTCCATTTCTTCAGTTCATCGATTTCAGCGGATAGTTCCTTGATCGCATTGAGCATTGCCCAAGTAATAGGATCGGTATTTACCGAAAGCATCCCGTAGTCGTTCCGCTCTGTTACGGCCTCCGGGAAAACTTCCTGCACATTTTGAGCAATGGCACTCGTGGTCAAGACATCTTGCGGGAGACCTTCTTTACAGCCCTTGAACTCAGGGATTTCATTTAGCTCTTCATCCGACTTGTAGAAGAAGGTACACGGAACTATCTGATTAATTTCCTTCAGACCCTTTTCACTTGGCTTGATATCCTTCTTGATACGTCTATCGGATGTTGCTACCCAGACAGTGCTATTCTGACCATTGTACATTGGCCCAGCGCCAGCAGTAATATATCCAGTAGCAGTTCCCTTACCAGTTGCATTACCATTAGCTATGACAATTTCATTGGCTACATCAACAGCAGATGGATTGTTATTATATCCAATGTAGACGTTGTAAGTACCTGTGGTTAAGGTTTGCCCTGCATAGGTTCCAAGACACACATTTTGTGCGCCCGTAGTAATTTTTACACCAGCCGATCTACCAATGCCTGTATTATTAGCGCCCGTTGTCGTGGCATTCAATGCGAAATAGCCCATGCCCACGTTATTAGTCGGTGTGGTGATAGCACCAAGAGACTCTTGACCAACCCCTGTATTAGCCGACCCGGTCGTGTTTGCATCACCACAATTAGAGCCGACAAACACATTTTGTGCGCCTGTGGTAGTAGCTAGTCCCGAATTATGGCCTACGGCTGTATTATGTGTTGCAGTTGTATTTGCACCAAGAGCAGACATGCCCACAGCCACATTGTAATCTGCCGTTGTATTATTAGCTAAAGCACTACTGCCAACAGCAACTAAACTTGTTCCCGTAGTATTATCAATTAAAGCACTAGTTCCGACTGCGACGTTATTACTTGCCGTTGTATTTGCACCAAGAGAACCATGACCAATCGCAGTATTTGATCCACCCGTCGTATTTGCATCTAAAGAAGAACTACCAAAGGCATTGTTTAATGCTCCTGTCGTATTTGCACCAAGGGCATGATGACCAAAAGCTGCGTTGTCATTAGCCGTTGTATTTGCATCGAGGGCATAAGCACCTACAGCGACATTGCTGGTTCCGGTCGTATTTGCAGTCAGAGCATCACGGCCAATGCCTACGTTATTAGCAGCAGTCGTATTGCCACTTAAAGCAGCGTATCCAACAGCAGTATTACTAGCGCCGGTCGTATTAGCATCAAGGGAAGCTCTGCCGAATGCCGAATTGTAACTAGCTGTAGTATTAACCTTCAAAGTATCAGTGCCAAAGGCTGTATTCTCTGCCCCAGTTGTATTAGCACTTAGAGCAAAATGCCCCACCGCCGTACCATTATTACCTGTGGTATTGGCGTCTAAAGCATAAGAACCTACGGCTGTTACACCTGTTGCAGTGGTATTTGCGCCAAGAGCATCATAGCCCACGGCAGTGTTATTAGCAGCCGTAGTATTGGCATCTAATGCACCGTAGCCTACGGCAGTGAGATTTGCTCCGGTGGTATTGGTATACAAAGCACCATAGCCCACTGCTACATTATTAGACGCTGTGGTATTA